TTATACGAAACATTAGGATTTGAATTTGTAAGTAAAACTCAACCTAATTATTATTATGTTATTGATGGAATTAGACATCACAGATTTAATTTTAGAAAAGATGTTCTAATTAAAAAAGGATTCGATACAAATAAAACAGAACATCAAATAATGTTAGAAAGAAAAATTTTCAGAATTTATGATTCTGGAAATTTTAAATATAAATTTTAATTTATAATTTCTATTTTTATAAATTGTATTTGTTTGTGCTTCTAAGTAATAACAGATATTCTTTAGTGTCTTCAACATTAAGTTTAATTGAGTCATAATCATCATCTGACAATTCTTTAAAACTTAAAATTTTATTAAAATATTTATTTATATATTTTAATAAATTATTAAACTCCTGTTTTTCAATATTAATAGTAATTTCAAATTCACTATTTTCTAATGTTAAAATATTATTATATAAATATATAGAAATACATGAACTAATGTATAAATTATATTCTCCGTCAATAATATCTTTAATAGAAGTTAAATCTTCTTGCACTAATTCAATTGTATATTCTTCGCTTTCAATATCAAATAAACCTGTGATATCATTAACTAAATATCGTATAGTACTAAAATTTTTTATGTGCTTCATAACAATATATATTATTTATTTTTCCAAATAAATTTCAATTGGCCTGAATCATAAATTCTATAAATTTTTCTTTCTAACATTATTTCATGTTCGGTTTTATTTGGATCAAAACCATCTTTGATAAGTTTGTTTTTTCTATATGAAAATCGATGCTTTCTTATTTTATCAACAATATAATAATAATTTGGTTTTGTCATATGAGAATATTTGAAATTCAATTTTTCATATAAGTTACCATTTGAATAACTTCTATTAGCATAAGTAATAACTTCTTTTGGTTTATAATTATCTATAAAATATTTAAATAATTTAGATGCGCCTCCAACAACGTTGACATTTAATTTATTACAAAATCTACTCAATTCCCATTCATCTGTAAATTTTTTATCATTCATAACTATTCTTTTATTACCAAATGTTATTAAACTAACTATTTCGTCATTATAAAATAATCCTATATTTATTTTACTTATGATATATCCTTGAATATGATTTTCTTCTAAAAATTCTTTAACTAATTTATTATCTGATATAATTTTCATTTCACATTTTCTAGCATAAATTTTATTTGATGATAAATTTAATTTATTTAATATCATGGATTTAACTATATCTTTTTTATATAACCAATCATCTTCCCATATATGTATCAGTTGAACATTTTTTTCTACGCACAAATTTGTCTTATCTAAATGATAATTATCTGACTTGTTAATTTCATTGTGCCACCATAATCCATTAAACTCAAACGCTAAATTTAAATTTGGTAAAAATATATCCAATTCTTTGCCTATAAATTCTCGATCATTAAGAATAATATTTCCGCGATAATTATTTTGTATAAACTGAATCAGTTCAATTTCTAATCCAGAGACACTTTTATTTATTGGATTACATTCTGTGCATATTAATGTACATGTTCTTCTTCTTGAATTTAATAAGGTATAATCAATCTCAAATATATGCTCATTTTCACATTTCATTATATATTTTTTATTTTCGCTATCAATTTCCAAAATATTATATTCAGTATAAAGTTCTTTTATATTTTTTGCTAACGTTATCATTTGTTTTTCTTTAGATTTTACTCTAATTTCAGCATTTTGTAAAGCGTATTCAGCTCCATATCTCAATAACATAGTTTTCTTTATCTTATCATTTACATCTTTATTTTTCTTAGGATTATCTACTCCATATTTTATTAAACATGTTTCTTTACTTTTATCTCGAATTTTTTCTGATTTATTAGGATTATCTACTCCATAATTTTTAATCAAAGTTTTTATTGATTTCTCTTTAATTACATTATTTTGCATAGGACTATTACAACCATATTTTTCTTGATTAGTTTTTATCGTTTTTTGTTTCACTTCATTATTCATACCTGGCGCCTTAGTTCCATATTTTTTATATGACTTTTTTTCTTTTATTTTTTTAATATCAGGATCACTACTTACACATTTACTAGAGCAATATTTATAATATCCAATAGTTGAATTTTTAAATTTAACTACATTATTACAATTTATATTATTACAGTAAATTCTATTTGGAATATCATTAACATAATGATATACTTTTTCTTTAAAAGTTAAATCGTTTAATTGCTCTTCACAGTATTCTACAATTTCATTATAAATATTAATATAATTATTTTTAACATATTTTTCAGTGTACATCCTACCAGAAGGTCCATTTTCTTTTTGAATTATTTCAATATATTTTTCCATATGTATCTTTTACTCCAATATATATATAAAGTTTATCTAAAATAAAAAGGGTGAGAATTATTCTCACCCTTTTTATTACTATTTAATATATTATAATTTACTATTTAATTTAATATATTATTTGAATCCCATAGATTGAATATCACCTTTTTTCAAAATTGTAATATTATTAACTATAATACCCATTCCTTTGATTATCTCCACATAAGTATCAAGAACACCCATTTGAAGATCTATAACATAATCTGTGTTATTGGTTTCATCGCAAACATTCCAAAAATCATAGAAAGCATCGTTATCTAGCATATCCTTACAAATTTTATCAGAACGATATTTGATTTCTGCTCTAATTTCTGGTGTATTAAACTGCCATTGATATCTTAATAACATATCATATAATCTATTTTCAAGTTCAATAAGAACTTCTCTTGAGTGTAAGAAGCTAAGTGAACTATATGGGAAAACTTGTGCAGATGCTTCATCATTGATACAATAACCATTATTTATTTTATAAACAATTGGGTTAGCGTTCATTGAATGTAAGTATTCAAGATCAGTATTTGTAAAATCCATTTCAGTTTTAGTGATGTTAGGAACTCTACCATTAGTGATACCTGCTGCAATAGTCCAAGGTAACATACCAGCAACATTAGTCGTAAATTTATTCATATAAGTTGTTGCTGCATACATTGCTGGTGGAACCCATTTTGGAATACCATTATCATATATTTTAATATATGGAAAGAAATATCCAACACAACTTCTACCGTCAATTTCACCATGTCTTTGAGCAAATTGGTAATAAAAATCTGGATTTTTGCTATCATCAGCTCCAGCTTTAACATATTCAAGATTAAGAGTACCATCATCATTAACAAATGAAGGATTAGTAGATTCTCTGAATATTTTAGCACTTGGCATATTAATAAAACCTAAGGCGTTCATTTTCATACCACAAAGATCTGCAAGTTGTTGTTTTGAGCCAAATCCTTCAATAGGAACAAGTCCTAAGCCAAATGAATCTATAAGGTATCTCCAAGAAATTTTATTCTTATCGGCTAAACCTTTTGCGAGGTTAGTGCTCATTGCAATAATATTAAGAATATCATTCTGTCTTGCATCTGTACCATTAGGTATTGAGTCAGTGTGTACAACAAATGGAGAAATCTTCAATGCTTTATATTCTTCTACATAAGCATCAATTGATGGATATGTAAATGTTTGATAATCAATTTGAGTTGTACCAGTAACCATATTATAATCTTGAATTCTAATAGGTGCATCGGTATAAAGAATTTTTGCATTTACATCTGTAGGATCATTTTTAACATTTATAACTCTTGTGAATTTTCTTGGAACTGCACCTAAAAGATAACCTTCACCATTAGGAGCTTGATAGTAAGCTTCATCATAATAGGCTTGTAAGAAACTACCTTTAGTAACTTCGGAATATCTATTTTTATCAACCTTAATTTGTTGACAAGTGGTAAGATCATCTCCAATCCAATCTTCAATTTCAAGTGATTGCATCCAATTAGATTTGTTTGAATGTATAACTAAACCATAATTATATTTGGTTGTTTCTGACCAATCTACTTGTGAAACTTCATATAAAGTAGGGGGATCAATAGCAGTTAAGAAATTAACTGATAATATATTGCTTTGATCTAAGAACATTTGTAAAAAAACTTTCACAGTTGTTCCAGTATTATTATTTACATAGAAATAATCTAAGTTATTAATTATACCATTATAATAATCTTGATATAGTGCTGAATAAGTTGCAACAACACCAACCTTAGTTGTGGTGCCCAAAATATCATATCTAGTTAATAATGAATTAGTATTTATAGTATTATCGTGTAATAAAAATTCATTATCTACATAATACAATACAAATAAATTTCCAATATGACATTCGCTCGGAGAATCACAATAAATTTTAATACTTGCGTTTGTTGTTGATGTTGCATCGACTGGAATGAGAGTTATAACTGGAACCTTATCTCCAGTATCAAATGTGACACCAGAGCCTTTAATTAAAACACTTTGACTTGAAATTTTATCATAAATTTCAGTAAAAGACTGCATTATTCTAAGATATTGATAATCATCATATACTCCAGTTTTGCCTGATGTACCTTGAAATTCAATATTCATAAATTGTTGTCCTAATGAATCATAACCATCTGTTATAACAGTTTCGTATCCAGTAGTTACACCAACTGGAATATATGCATATGAATCTGATGGTGAACCAACAGGATTTACATCAATAGTCACAGGATAATAGGTAAAATTATATGTAGATCCTGATTTAACATGATGACCGTAGCCTAGAATGATAGTACTATCTAAACTGTAATTATAATCTGGTCTAATTGCACCTGTAGTTGTATTTATAACATCTCCATATAATACATTAACAGTATTATTATTAGTAAGATACAAAACATCATATCTTGAACCTTCCACATAGGTAATACTACTTAATTGAATAGTATAATCAGTAAACCCAGATATTACACTACCATTAATAACATAATAAGTATCTAATCCACCATCAGCATACTCCAATGTAACATAATCCGTTGCTACAACGGTAGCACCTGAATTATAAGTTATTTGATATACGTGACCGTTTGTAAATACACCTGATCTATCATTTACACCAGTACTCAAATAATTCTCATCATAACTATTAATACTATTTGTAATAACATTATTACTTGAATCTAAGTGCTTTTGGGTATATGTTAATTCTTCTTTAAGTGAAGTTTCGTATGACATAAATTTGATATTAGAAATATCTTGACCTACAAGCA